AATGAAACGGCCCGAGAACGATGTGCTCGGGCCGATCAACGTCAACGATGTCGAACGTGCGTTAGGAAGTTGCGGCCGGCGACGCGACGTTGCCGGTGTGAAGCAGATGGCCGCTGATGGCCCACTGCGTGTTGGAGATCGCCGTAAGACGGAAGAACCCGCCCGCCAGCCAGCCGTCCGTTACGGCGTTCATGTCAATCGCCACATGCGATGATCCGTTGAACGCTGCCGCGGTTGTCGTCAGTCCGGTATCGCCATCGTCCATCAGGATGCTGCCGACGATGTAGTCGCCAGACACGCATTCAACGCGATGTCCGACCGACGTCGGCGTTCCCGCGATGATGAAGTCGAACGTCAGCCCTGCCTCAGCGGCGGGGAGCGTGAACTTTGCGCCGTCGGCCTTGTCGAAGACGCAAAGCGCCCCGCTCTGTGCCGCCGTGAGAACAACCGCGGCTCCGTCGGCGACGATGCTACGGCGCTGCTGCGCCTGACCACTGGCATTCGCGAGAACGGTCGAGTAGCCGCCATTGACGAGCTTGACTTCGCCTGCTCCCGGATCGTGCTCGATCCAGGAGGATCGATCGGATGCGAGCCAGATTTTGTTAGGGCCTTTGAACGACATAGGGGATTCCTTCAGTCCTGTTGCTTCTCATTTGTAGACCGACGCAGAACACCCCTTGAATACCCGAATGTTGCGATTTTAGCAACGACGCTACCGGGCGACGATCTTCCCGCCCTGATCGTAGACGTGCGTAACGAAACTCAGCCCCGCGGCCGACCGGCCCTCTCGCCAGCGGTCTATAACCGCGTCGATCTCTTTGTCGGAGAGATCGATCAGCCGCATGTCGAACGGCTTCCTGTGATCCGGGATCGGCCGGATGACAGGATTTTTCCTGCTCCCGACGGCCTCACTCGCCTTGTGCGGCATCTGGCCGAATACAATGCCTTCGTAGCGTTCGCTCGTGGAATGCACGAGCATGAATTGAGTGCTTCGATCGCCAGAAATGATCAGTTGCAGCCCCGCCATTCGCCCGGAGACTCGATCCCACTGGGCGATCTTCCTCGCCCTGAATTGCGCGATCTTGTCCGGATCGCCGTCGATCAACATCTGAGCGTGCCGCCTACGGCCAGGCGATGGCCGGCAATTCGCCGATCAGATCGGCAATGCTCGGCTGTGTGCGCTGGCCATCCTGGACGGCCGCCAACTGCGCGTAGGCATACGTCCAGACGGCATCGCGCCAAGCACAGAATGCTGCGGCATCGGCTTGCCAAGCTGGAATAGTTGAGCCAACATATGATGCGCAAGTGGCAGCGTCGTTATAGCTGCGGCTCTTCACTGTAGATTCGACGTGCGCTTGAATTGCAGCGCCGTAGTCGGCCTCAGTCAGCGGGGGAATCTCGGGGATCACCTCCACGCGGCTGCCGCCCTGCCAGCGAAAGCGCCCCGGAAACTCGCAGAATGCTGCGTGATGTTCTGGGGAGATTTCAATCGCCTGGGCGGGAATTGCCGGGTGCCTCCCCGCCTCGCCAGGTGGATAAATGACATCATTCCAGAACCCGGTCGGATTGCCGACATCGTCAAAGAGCGCATAGATTTGCATGTTAGTACCCATTTGCCACCCACATCACCCTGAAATTGTTGCTTATTATTGAGGTCTGGATAGTGAATCCGCTTGTGGTTTGCGAGTAAATATCCACGCGACTACTCACTGATGCGTCTCCATTGCAAACTACAGGGACACCTTTCGTCGGAAACGCGACGGGATACGAAACTGATGCGCGCCCGCTGCCGTCTGTCGTCACCAGGCTGTTGCCGAATTGAAGTATGTGGCCATTCGGGAACGAGGACCACTCAGTCGCTCCGGAGCCACTACGATTGCCCTTATAATAATAATCAAGCTCACCTTTTGACATATAGCATAGGAACCACGCCCCCCATGAACCGCTTTGGCGAATGCGACGCCACAGCTTAGTGTCTGAGGACGACGCCGTACTGAATTGGTGTAGCGTCTGCGTCACCCAGTCGGGATGTTGCGCCTCGACAGATCCAATCCACCAGCCCGCCCCAGGGCCATTGGTGGCATCCTCTGCTGTGTACCAGCCGGTCGATGTCGCGCTATTCCAATCCGTGATAGTAGGGTCGAACACACCCAAGTTCCTGCGCGCTAGAGCGATGTCATCCACGTCCGATAGATTGTTCGCGCCCAGCATGTCGCCGGCTCCGGCCGGGGCGGCCCAAGTCCCGTCGGACTTAAGATACTTGTTCGCAGCTGCATCTCCAGCGGTCGGAGCGGGGACCAACCCTTTAGTGCCCCCCGAACCGGTATCGCCTACGAACGCACTGAGGAGTGCCGTTTGCGCGCCAGCATTGGCAGCACCGACGATGCTCCTTCCCGCCGCCGTGAAATCTGCGGTCGAGAACGTGTCAGAACCTGTCGCATAGATGACCTTGTCCGCGGCCGTCGATACGCCAGCAAGAGCCGTCAGCGTGGCATCGATGGGCTGGAATGCAGCGTTGGCCGCAGCTATTGAATAGAAGTCGGTGCCTGCTTCGAGATCGAGCAGCGTCCGCATAGCAGCGTAGTTCGCCGCCGTGACTAGAGAGACACCATTTGCGGATGCGCCTGCCAGTGAGCTTAATGTCGAACTGTAAGCCTGGACTACGCTGCCGATCCCGGATGCCATCACGGCGCCGGCAGCGGCGACGTTGGTAGCATCAGTGACGTCGGCACCGTCTTCAATGTTGAGGAGCCCCCGAATAGCTGCATAGTTGGCAGCAGCGACGAGAGACTTTCCGTTCTCGCTCGGATTGACTGCCGCCCATTCATCGAGATTGGCCGCGTAGGCTTGAACGTCCGCGCCGATCTCGATGCCGAGGTTGTCCCTTGCCTGTGACGCGTCCTGCACGTCGGATAAGTTGTTAATCGCGGCGAGGCCGCCAAGGGGGATCGCCAGCGGTCCCGATACGTAATTGCTCCCATCAAAGTAGATGACGTCGTGCTGATGCGGCGTTTGGATTTGAGAGATGTCGCGAAGATAGGGATGCAATCTCCCTAGCGGCAGCGTGCCGGCCGAAAGATCCGATGCCGATCCTGACGAGGCGACGCTTGCGAGCTGAGACGCGATGTAATCCCGGATCGCTTCCCGCGAGAATGCACTCGGCCGCACGTCGCTCGCATGCTTCCCGCCAACCAGCCACGCTCCAGCCGGGAACACATCCTGCTGGACTTCATCGCTTAGTTCGATGCCCACCGATCAGCCCTCGCTCCAGATGATAGGTTGCCCGTTCCAGTCGAGTGGGATGCCGTGCCACGTCAGCCCGTTCACATGGACCGTTTCCGGCGCATAGACTGATCGGCGCTTGTAATGCCCCTTGAACACTCGCCGATGTCCCTCGTGCGTGCGATCGTCCTCGCCGCCGCTCGGCCCATCAAACTGATATTCGGTGACGTATTCCGACTCTATCGTGTGGCTCGGATTCGACCGCACCACGAGATCGATCCAGGAATATTCGCGGACTTGCGTTGCCATGGCTGGCCTACCCCTCTTGATCGATATCGATCGGCGGATTGCGGGACGACAGAGCGGCGGAGACGGCATCCGGATCGACGGGCTCGGCATCAACCGAGCGCCGGATCAGGTTGGCGCTCTTGATCGTGGCCGGACGGACGATCGTTATTCCGTGGCGCGACGTGACTTCAAGCACTGGATTCTGCGGCCAGCCGAGATCGATCTCTGTCACGGGCGTCGCGCTCCAGTCGACGGCGTCGAGCGCCGCGCGATGGGCATCGACGAATTGAGCGGGGAGCTTGTATGTGACTGAGATTGAGGATCGTCGCATCATGCGCCTTTGAATTTTTGTGTCTTGCCGCAGTTTATGCAGTAGACGCGCCTGTTCGTGATGCAAAATACTTGGCACCGGCACTCGCATGTCCAGTGGTTCTCGTCGAAAAACGCGGGCGGCTCGGTGAGCGCCCCGCGCTGAGACCCGCACTTCGGGCACTCGAGTCCAGTCGTCCATGTCGGCGCCGAGCCGTGCCACTCGTGATCGCAGTTGAGGCAGCGCACCCGCCCCTGGATGTGCTCGTCCGCGGGGACCGCGTCCGGCACCAGTGCCGCATCCAGCATGCGCTTCTGCCGGACGACGGGGAGCAGAATGACGTCACCCATAGGCATTCTCCTTGGCGACTACAGCCTCGATCTGGCGATATTTAAGCATCGCTGTAGTCCTGCACTCGGTAGCTCTCGAAGACGGCCGCCGGCAGCGGATTCATGTCGTACACTCGGGACATGGCATCGATCAGATCGTCGTGAGCGGAGAAGGGGAAGAACGCGAACTCGAGGAAGAACTCGCGCACGAGATCATACAGCTTGCCGTCCTCGTTCTTTCGACGGAGCGGCTGCATAAGGCGCCAATGCTCGCCGGCCTGCTGCACGCGACGCTCTTCCCTGTGCAGATTTGGATACGGCCTGTAATTGATTTGCTCCGATCCCTCGTCGACGCTCCAGGCTGCGCTTTTCGCGCCGTCGGCTGCGGACGGATGCCAGACGCGCGCCGGAATGAAGAAGCCGCCTAGCCGGAAGTCAGGCTCCAGGCGCTCCACTCTGAATTTCTTGCTCTCTCGCCCCACCTGCCCAGTCCAATTCAGCTCGGTGATCGAGAAGTGATGCCCGTCGACTCGCATCTGCTCTGCAAAATACTCGTCGTCCGATTGCTGGCCGAAGCGCTCGTATCCGACAGAAACAGTCTGGACTCCCGGCATCGTCGACCATCTCTTGTGCAGCTCGGAGAGACGCTTCCATCTTTCGGAGAGCGGCATTCGATGGCAGTACCCGTCGAGCAAGTATTTATTGCTATTCGGATCTATGCCGATCACAACGAGCGCTGTCCGATCGCTCGTCGCACTCCTGCCGCGCGATGGATCGCCCATGATATAGACGTTCATCATCGACGGGCGCACCCAGTACGGGCGCAGCCATGACGTTCTGAACATATTCTCCCGGCCGGCGATCGGATTCTGTAGGAATTGCGCCGCGATCGTCGATCGCATCTCCTTCTTGGCCGTCTCCCAAGCCTCCGCCGAAAGAAAGACCGGGCTTCCCTCCAGCGTGCCATCATCCGTCGCTGGATGCAGTCTCGGCTTCGCGACACCGTTCTCGATCAACTGGCCGTAGCTATCGGCGTAGTGATACCGCGTGCCTACCATTCGCCGCCGCGTCTTCTCGCCAATCCCGATCGGGAACGAGAGTTCGGTCCGCTCCGTCGCCTTGGCGATTTGCTCGGGGTTTGTGACGTTTCGCTCAGTGATGATGTCGTCGTAAAACAGGAATGGAAAGTGTTTCCCGGTGGGCAGCGCGTCGATCAGGCCATGCGCCTCGAACGTCGCCTCGCGGAAGTTGCCTTGTCTCCGTATGATCAGCCCGTTGTCGAGCGACCACATCGAAGACTCTACTCTAGGATTTTGATATAGAGCGTCTGCATAAGTCTTCTTCAGCGCCTCGTTGCCCTCAAGCTCATCTTTGATTTGCTGCAAGAACGGCCGTGCCAGGCTCTTGTTGTTGGAAAATATACAAATGCGCGTCTCGGGATCGACAAGGGCTTCCTGGATCGCGCCGGCGAATGTGGCTAAACTACTCTTGTAATGATACCGACTCCACAAATCCAAGTGGCCGTCCGGTTCGATCTCGATCTCCCGCGCGCGATCATAGATCCACGGATGGATGCCATCGATGCGATTCAGGAGTCCCGTGAACAAAAAGAACCTGTCGTTGCAGCCCAACAGCGCCAGCTCTGCGGGCTGTAGCCTCGGCACCGCCGCTGCGTAGAACTCCATCGCTTCCGAGAATGAAAGATACGGGAGTTTGTTCGTAATCAGAGATACGAGACTAGGACTCGCGCCTTTGGCGTAGCGCTCTGCGCGCAAAGGGCGGGACACGGCGTGTCAGATCCCCTCTCTCGTCCGCCCGGACATATGGCTTGCCGCTGCCTCGCGTCCGATCTCTGTCGGAATGATGAGGCCGCGCTCGCCAGCAACAAGCCCGGCCGCGACGAGCCGGAGCCATGATACCGGATCGCCGGGGATCGGGCTGTTGATCGGCCCGATGCACACGCGTCCGGCGCCATCGATCGTGCCGTGTCCGGCCTCGGTCAGCCGGGCGAGCATGCTGCGCTGGATGTGCGTCGGAGTCATTTGGACACCCGCGCCTTCTTTGCGGAGCGGGCTGCCTTGACGGACGCGGGCTCCTGGACGGCCGGCGCCCTCGCCTGTGCATCCGCCGCCATCTTCGCCGCCTGGATCAGCGCCATCGCTGCCGGCTCGATCTTCGGCAGCGCGAACAGCGCCTCTGGCGTCTCCTTGACTTGCGTATTCGCGTGAAACAGGTGCTCCCGATCCGATCCATCCTCGCCGCGGGACTTCATCGACGTCACCCCGCCGATAAAAAGCATCGTGATCCCCTTCTCGTCCACGCGTTTCATCGACAGAATGGCGGCGAGATTGATGAATGCCGGGCTTCCGTCCGGCGCCGTGGCCTTAATCCAGTGCATTGTCTATTCCTTCCCCCGAAGAACGCCTGGCGCGCCCCGAATCGCGGCAAGCAGGCGAAGATAGGCGATTACGGCACCAGGCGGTCGGGCTCTTCCCGTCGTCCAGCTGCTGACCGTGCTCGGATGCACTCCGACGCGACGCGCGAGATCCGCACTGGACAGGCCGCACGCGCCGAGCAAATTCGGGAAATCCGAATACTGGCTCGGGAAATCCTTTGCGTTTCGCAAAGTCGCGCGCGGCATCAATCGTCGCTCCGCATCAGCCGGATCGCGTCCCGCAGAGCGTACCGACACGTCTCATTCGGCACGCGCTCGACCGCGGTGCGCCAAGCGTTGCGTTCGTCCGACCGGCCGTATGCGACGCCAACGACGTAGCCGCAGACGGACAGGACGACGCTGATCGCGACGACATCAATGACTGATTCCCGGCGCCTCATGGCTGGCCAGTATCGCGACTTGTTGCGTTTTTCGCAACAACTGCCTGCACGACAGTGCTCTCGCGCTCAGTGCATCTTGTTTGCAGGCTTGCCCTTGGCGGCGCTGCCTGCGAACCGCGCGGCGACTTCCGCCAGATGATCCTCGCCCGTCGCCTGCGGGATCTGGGCGGTTTCGATCGGACCGCCATCCTTCCCGGTGTGCTCCATTGCGACACGATCGCCATAGATTTTCGGGAGCGCCTTGGAAAGCAGCCACTTGCGCGTGTCGATGCGGATGCGCGTGCGCTCCAGCGACTCTTTCCGCGGGACCAGCCGCACGCTGCCATCCTTATCAACGGTCTCCATGTAGTCGTTCACAGAATTGTCCGCGATATCAACGAGCTGATCCGCCATCCGCAAATAGCCGACCTCCCGCGCGCGCACGTATTGATTGCTGAACGGATGGGCCGGATTTGACGCCCATCCCAGCACTGCGTCTTCTCGCGGCATGCCTGGCCGCTTGCAGATAGACGTCAACGTGTGCCCTCGAGAGAGCATCTTGCAGAGTGCTTTGCCGAGCGGGATTGAGTACAGCGTGCGGCGCTTCCTGCGCTTTGCTGTCGTCTTTTTTTTCGCCGCGATCTCCGCTGCCGGCACGATTGGCGGAGTGATCTCGGCCTTAGTCTCCTCGAGATCCTTGCCTTCCGATCGAGCTTCAGCGCGGGCTGCGGCCCGCTTGATTGCTTCGGCGGAGACTTTTGGTGCTTTTGCTCTGCGTGATGCCATGGATTGATAGCAGGGCGGCCCTACCGGGCGCCCTTTCGTGCTCTCCCCTGGTGATGATCTTGTGTTGATTTGTCTCTTATACGTTCTCTATCTCAAGAGCCCGACTAAGCGGGATGTTGAGGGCCTTTGCTTTGCTCTGGGCTCGGCGAATGGCTGACTGACGATCGCTGAGCGGGTCCGGCCTGGCCTGCGATCTTGCTCGCTGCGCCGGCTGGATGTACGCATCGTATCTTGCGTTGTTCCTGTTGCGAGCCGTATTGATTTGGCTCCTCCGGCACGGCCGGCAGACGCT